GACCTCGGCGAGCCGCAGCGGAAAGCACAGGAGAACGAAATGATCGAAGAAATCATCCGCAATTTTCTGGCCCAGCGGCTGGACGTGCCGGTGCGGCTCAGCGTGCCTACCCCGGCCCCCGCCCGTTTTGTGGTAGTGGAAAAGACCGGCTCCGGCTGCGAGGACGGCATCTATAGCGCCACCATCGCGGTGCAGTCCTACGGGCCCGCCGCCACCAGCCACGACGGCACCCTGGACGCGGCAAAGCTCAACGAGCTTGTCAAGGCCGCCCTGCAGGACGCCGACAGCCTGCCGCAGCTTGCCCGCTGCGAGCTGAGCACCGACTATAATTTCCCCGACACCACCCGGAAGCGGCCCCGCTATCAGGCCGTTTTCGACGTGGTGCATTATTGAGTTTTGAAAGGAGCAATTTTCATGGCAAATGCAAAGAACGTGACCGCGGCAAAGCCCAAGGTCGGCGGCGCTGTGTTCCGTGCCCCTCTGGGCACCACCCTGCCCACCGACGCCAAGGCCGAGCTGGACAAGGCATTCAAACAGCTGGGTTATATTTCGGAGGACGGCGCGGTCAACTCCAACTCGCCCTCCAGTGAGAACACCTCCGCATGGGGCGGCGATACTGTCCTGAACACCCAGGGCGAAAAGCCGGACACCTTCAAGTTCACCCTGATCGAAGCCATGAACACTGAAGTGCTGAAGGCTGTGTACGGCGACAGCAACGTCACCGGCGACCTGACCGCCGGCATTACGGTCAAGGCCAATTCCGAGCAGCAGAAGGAGTGCGCGTGGGTCATCGATATGATCCTGAAGGATGACGTCAAGAAGCGCATCGTCATCCCGGACGCCGCCGTCACCTCTGTGGGCGACATCACCTACGCCGACAACACCCCGGTCGGCTACGAGACCACCATTTCTGCCGTGCCGAACGACGACGGTGACACCCACTACGAGTACATCGTCGCAAAAGATGCCGCACACACTGAAAAGCTGGATTCTGCCGAACTGGACAAGGCCGTACTGGCCTGAAAGGAGTAAACCATGATCACTGCAAAAACCAATGACGGATTCGAGATCGAACTGGACGAGGATTTTCTGGACGACGCCGAGATGCTGGAAGCGCTTGTCAACGCCAAGGATAACGTAACGGCCACTTTCATCCTCCGGGATAACATGCTGGACGCGGAGAACAAAAAGCGCCTGTATGACCACCTGCGCAACAAGAAGGGCAAGGTTTCCTTCCGTGCGCTGGACGATGCTGTTTCTGAGCTGGTCAGCAGCTTCAAGGCCGGAAAAAACTCTGCATCCTCGCCGAACTGATCGCATCGGACGAGGACGCACTGATCTGCGATTTTGCCCAGTATTATCACGTTCTGGGCTGGCGCTCGATCCCCCTGCGTCTGGCGGCCACGCTGGCCGCCGGTCTGCCGGAGGAAAGCCGCAGCATCATGAAGCTTTCCGGACAGAAAGTCTCTCTTGAAACGCAGCTGCAGGCCGAGACGGTGGACACCCTGCATGTGCTGGAATGGCGGATGCGCTGCGGCAAGGGCGCGGTGCCGAAGTCCATCCTCGGCGCTTTGCTGGGCGATGCAGAGCACAGCGCTTCGGACGTGCAGAGCTTTGACAGTCCGGAGGAATTCGAAGCGGCCATGCGGGCCATAGAAGGAGGTGGAGATCATGGCGATTGAGCTGGGCAAGGCGTATGTCCAGATCGTACCCTCGGCGCAGGGCATCAAGGGCAGCATCGAAAGCGTGCTGAACAGCGAAGCCGCCAGCGCAGGCGAAAGCGCCGGTAAAACGGCCGGTGAGAACCTTGCCGGTTCCATGAAAAAATCCCTCGCCGCCTCCGGCGTGGACAAGGCCGTCTCGGAATCCCTGTCCGGTGCGATTGCAAAGGCCACGATGCTGACCTCTGCCATCCAGACTGCCGCCGCCAAGGCAAAAGACCTTGCCACCGGCCTTGTGCAGTCCGGCGTGCAGTACAACGCCCAGATCGAGACCTACCGCACCGCCCTGACCAACATGCTGGGCGATACGGCGCAGGCCAACGCCATGCTGGATCAGATCAAGCAGGATGCAGCCCGCACCCCGTTCAGCACGGATGCGCTGGTGTCGGCAAACCAGTACCTTCTGAGCGCCGGTGAGAACGCCGCGTACAGTCAGAAGACCATCCTTGCACTGGGCGATGCCATCAAGGCCACCGGCGGCGGAGATGATGAGCTGAACCGCATGGCGCAGAACCTGCAGCAGGTGGCAAACGTCGGTCAGGCCAGCGCGGTGGATATCAAGCAGTTCGCCTTTGCGGGCATCAACATCTATCAGGTTCTGGCCGACTACACCGGCAAATCGGTGCAGGAAGTCCAGAAGATGACCGTTACCTACGACGTGCTGACCCAGGCGCTGCAGGCCGCCGCGGAAGAGGGCGGTCGCTATTACGGCAGCATGGGCACCCAGAGCCAGACCCTGTCTGGCCGCATCACTACCCTGCAGGACAACGCAAAGCAGCTGGCAGGCCAGCTCACGGGCGGGCTTTCCAGCGCTTACGGCGCTGTCATCGAAAAGGCCAACGACTGGGTCGCCTCCATTCTGGACGATGACGAAAAACTGCAGCAGCTCAACACCACCGTGACGGTCATCACTTCGGTGATCGCTGCCGGAACTGCCGGGTTCATCGCCTACAAGACGGCCATGGCCATCTCCGGCGTCATCAGCGCGATGCAAAGCGCCACCGAGGGCATGACCGTTGCGCAGGCGGCCCTGAACGCGGTCATGGCAGCAAACCCCGTTGCCCTTGTGGTGACGGCATTGGCTGCCCTTGCGGGCGGTCTGGCGGCTGCCTATGCCACAAACGAGACCTTCCGCGAGGGCTGGAACAGTGCGTGGAGCTCCATCAAGGACAAATCCTCCACGGTCGCGGATTTTATCCTCGACAAGCTGAACCGGGTCATGGCTGTTGCAAACGGCGTGGCAAATGCCCTCGCTGCCATTGGCAACGGCGAAAGTCTCGATAATGTCATCAACGCCTACAACAGCGCCTATCATCAGTCCCGGCAGGATTATAAGGACAACAAGACCCAGCAGCGCCAAAGAGAGGGCGGCCATGCACGGCGCACCTCCAATGGCGGCATGTGGTCGGACAGGGTCAGCACCACGACATCCCCTGTGGTGAGCTCGATCGTTGCAACCCCCACCAGCACCGGAAAGAAAAAATCTACCGGTAAAAAGTCCACCACCGAAACGGTCATTGCGTCGGTGTCCAACACCGTCACGACCAGCGCCATGAACGCGCTGGGTGCCGTGACCACCAGTGTGGAGACCCTGCAGGAAAAGGTCAAAGACTCTGCGGGCAAGATCAAGGACCGCGTGACCACGACCACTACCGAGACCGGCAAGGAAATGGTCAACGGCGTGGCCACCACCTACAAGCAGGTGGAAACAAAGGTCAACGGTGTCGTCACAAAGACCACCAAGGTCTATGACGACATGTCGAAGGTGCGCACCGGCACCCTGACCAAGGTGGCGGAAAGCACCTTTGCGGGCATCACAACCAAGGTGCAGGAAGCCACCGAGACCTATGCCGACGGCTCCGAGCACGTCAAGCGCACCGTGACCGAGACCGGCGAGCGCATCGTGAACGGCGCAGCGGAGACCTACGAGAAGGTCGTCACTTACGTGGATGGCGTCAAGGACAAGGTCACCGAGACCGCCACCGCCGTTGACAACAGCGTCAAGGGCACGCAGAGCCGCATCGAGCAGTATCTGTCCGGCGCTTCCGAAGAGTCCGGCAAGGGCATTTTCGGCATTATCAAAAACATCGTGAATGACGCCAAAAATCAGGACTGGGGCGGCATCGCGCTAGATATCACAAACCTGATCTGGGGCGAAGTGTCGCAGGGTCAGCGCGAAGTGATTTCCAAGTGGTTTGTTGACGCCATGGGCGCGGTCAATGAAGCCTATTCCGGCGGCGGTCTTAGCAACGCCTTCGACGCGGTCAAGGCTATTTTCGGCGACGGCATCACCAAGAACGCGGATGGCGTGACCATGGCGATCAAGGGTGTCACGACCGAAGTGAAATCTCTGGGCGAGATCGTAAACGGCCTTGCCGGATCCGGCGGAGTAGGCGGCGCGATCGGCTCGATCATCCAGAGCTTTTCCGGCATGGCCGGCGGCATCACGTCTGCACTGGGCACCATCGTGTCCTTTGTTGCCGCAAATCCCATCCTTGCGCTGATTCTCGGTCTGGGCGCGGTCGCGGGCGGCATAGGCATTGCCGCGTGGGCAAACAGCCGAAAGAACAAATCCCCGGTCAGACACTACCGCAGCCCGTTCGAAGACACTGGCGTTTACGACAGCCTGAGCGAGTTCTCCACCCGCTCGGCTATGCAATACCGCGTCATCGGGCAGGCCAGCGCAGCTGACCGGCAGACAAGTATCCTTGAGCGCATCGAGGGGCTTCTGGACGAGCATCTTCCCGCCATTGGCACCGGGCAGGTGGTCATGGACTCCGGCGAGCTGGTGGGCGTCATTTCGCCGCGCATGGCGAAGAACGTGGACGCCCGCATCGGCGTGACTGTGACACGGAAAGCGAGGGGTGTGTAATGGGTAAGCTTCTTGGCGCACAAATCGGCGACCACCACACCCTGAAGGACTGGGGATTATACCTCAAGGTCGGCAGCCCGAAGATCTCCCCTCCGGAGACGGACGAGTACCTTGTGCAGGTGCCAGGGTCGGATACGCTGCTCAACCTGACAAACGCACTGGACGGACGCCCGCACTATAAAAAGCGCACTATCACCATGGAGCTGCTCTGCAACGCGCCAAAAAGCAAGTGGCCTTACATCGAAAGCACCATTGCCAATGCCATTCATGGCAAGTGGTTACAGTGCCGATTTGATGAAGACCCGGCGTGGTACTGGGAAGGGCTTTGGAAAGTCACACCCTCCCGCGACCGGCTTTCCAGCACCTTTACCATCACCGGCACCTGCAACCCCTTCAAGCGCAGCGTCTACGACGGCACCAACGACTGGCTGTGGGACGATTTCAACTTTGAGTATGATATTGTGCGCAACTACACGGATATCCCGCTCAAGGCGGGCGAGGACAAAGAGGTGTCCATCACCGGTGCACCGCGTGCGGCCGGCATCTACTTCCAGCGCAGCGAGACCGCCGCAGACATCGCGGTATCTCTCAACGGCTTCGAGGTGGGCATTCTGGCCAAGTCCACCGAGTGGCAGTACATCGAAGGCCTGCACATGCCGGACGGCGTTGTGGGCACGCTGTTGTTTGCTGCTTCGACAGACTGCAACATCAGCATCAAGTATCTGGGGGCCAGCTTATGAGCTACAAGATCTATGCCGGCATCCAGACCGGCGTTGACATATGGCAGACCAAGACCTGCATCTATGACCCGGCGGACTTCTCCGAGACGAAAAAGCTCATCAGCCCCACCCTCACCCGGGAAGCAGGTAAGGCAGGAAACCTTGAGTTTACTATCCCGCTGGGCAATGTGGCACACTCTGCGCTGCAAAAGCTCCGAACCACCGTCTCAGTGGAGCAGGACGGTGTGTGCATCTGGGAAGGACGCCCCATGAGCCACGAGCAGGATTTCATGCTCCGGCAGAAGGTCTACTGCGAGGGAGAGCTTGCCTATCTTAATGACAGCGCTCTTGCTCCCTACAAAGCGGAAAATGTCACAGTCCGGGATTTTCTCACCTTCCTGTGCGAAAATCACAGCCAGCAGGTGGACGCATACAAAAGCTTTGTCTGCGGAAATGTGAGAGTCGGAGAGCGCTATCTTGTCCCTGTACAGGCGGGCTGCTATTTCAAGCAGGGTAGTGTGAGTTATGACGATGATGGAAATCATATTTATGATTGGCATCTGATGTCGAAAAGCGGGAAAACAATCGTAAGGTCGTATTTCAGTGACATTGAGGGCGACTCCACAAAGCCGCCATCTTTCAGCTGGACGATCGGCGAACCGCACTATAATTCCGGCGGATACAACGGCGGAATTGTGGTGACCCGTACGGGAGACAACTTGTTTTCCGTCATGCTGAACGCCGTGTATTCGGCAAACGGAAAAACGTACAAAGCAGATATTTCCGTCAAGAGCGCCAAAATTGAAAGCGCTTTGCACTCGATCAACTTCGGCAACCGCGCAGTTTTCGGCATGAGCGAAGCAACGATTGCTCCGAAGATTTCCGTCACCAAAAAGTCTGACGGAAGATATGAGGTCTCCATAAACGGGGCTGTTGACCCGGATTTTTCTGTGACGGAGCATGACGTACTGTATGATTTCGGTGACGACAAGAACATTGGTGTCACATGGGACACTCTGCAGGACGAGCTGGTAGAAAAGTACGGCGGGTATCTGATCGTGCGCCACAGCAACGGCACCCGGTATCTGGATTATCTCGACCAGATCACCGAGTTGACGGCACGGCCAGTACGCTGCAATCTTTGCAGGATGCAGCGGACGAAGAGCTTGCAAACAACCTGCGGTATCTGGACGGCATCACAGTGAAGGCTGTGGATCTGAAGGACGCAGGTATTGATATCGGTCGCATCGGATTTGGGAAGATGACGCACATCTATTCCGGCCCACACGGGGTCGATACATGGCTTTTGTGCTCCAAGCTGGTGGAACCGCTGGATGCACCGGACAAGAAGGAGTTTACACTTGGCGTCGAGTTTTCCAGCATCAGCGACCTGCAGGCCCTGAGTGCCCGGAAAGCCGGCGACGCCTACGACCTGAGCTGCGCCCTGAAGGGCTATGTCGTTGCAAAGGGGTGATTTTACGGATAAGACATTTGACGAAGCCATTGCCGGAGTCCGCCGAGCGGAGCGCGGCGTAGAAGTACGCGAAGACCTTGCGCAGGGATTTGAGTATGTAAAGCAGTATGCTGAGGAAGTCATAGCCCGGCAGCAAGAAGCTGTACAGAGCGCCCAGACCGCGACGGCACAGGCCAAAAATGCTACAGAACAGGCCAACACGGCAACCAGCAAAGCCTCCGCTGCCGCATCCAGCGCGACAGCTGCAGCAAACAGCCAGACTGCTTCCGGCCAGAGCGCCGCAGCCGCCAATGCCAGCGCTGAAGCCGCTGCCAAGAGCGCCAAGGACGCCGCTGCGGCCGCCAACACCGACACCACCCTGAGTATCTCCGGCGCTCCGGCTGACGCCAAAACCGTGGGCGACCGGCTGACTGAAGTGTACAGCAAAGAAGAGGTGGACACGCTGCTGAAGAATCTGAACGTCTGCCCCTTTGAGATAGGCGACTTTATCCACACCACAAGCTCGGTGAGCCCCGCAGCACGCTGGGGCGGGACGTGGGAGCAGATTGCGCAGGACCGCGTCCTGATGGGCGCGTCCGACTCCCACGCCGCAGGCACCACAGCGAAAGCCGGCCTGCCGAATATCACCGGTAAGGTTCCAACGACAACTTGCGGAAGTCGTTATAACGAAACTTCCGGAGCGTTTTCGCTTGGTTCGAGAGTTACATCCAACGGTGACAACTCCGGT